GGAGAGAAGGCAGCCTTTGAATCATTAAACGCACATAGAAGGCACTTTTTGTCTCAATTAAGAGACTTTGACGTATTTGGCAAGGGTTGGTTCAATAGACTCAACGATTTCATCGCATACGCCTATTTGACTATCAATGGCAAATCTTGATAGCATAGGCAAAAACTTTAAGGACTTTACCCCATCCGACAACGATGGGGTTAATCGCATTATACAGAATTGGGGCAACGAGTTAATCAAGCAGCTGCAAAACAATCTACTCAAAAACAATAGTAACGCAAGCAGCAGCCTATCGCAAAGCATAACACCTCAAGTAACCACTCCAGTAACCGGTTACAATCTTTCCATTATGATGGAAGATTATTGGTTTTATGTGGAGAATGGCAGAGCAGCAGGTAAGATGCCACCTGTTCAAAATATCTTTGAGTGGATTCGAAATAAAAAGGGTATTCAAATAGAAACGATATCTAAAAGCCCCGATAGGATAGCAGCAACCAAGTCTCTCGCATTTGTCATAGCAAAGAAGATAGCACGAGAAGGTACAAAATCAAGACCGTTTGCATCTCCTGCACTCAAGCAAGTCACCACGCAAACACTGGCAACAAGGATAAGCGAATACATCGTAGAAAGTCTTACGGGGGAATAAGTTTCCCCTTTTTTTTGCTATATTCTGCAAAATATTTTTGCAATATGAAAAGTTTACTTTACTTTTGCTACATGGAATTAGCAGAAATCATAAAGCAAATCAAACTAAACAAGACTCACGGCTTGATTAAGCGTGTGTCTGACGCAACGGGTGTATCACAACCAAGCGTTCGCAAGTATCTCAACGGGGACATCATTAACCCAAAAGCAATGAGCGTTATTAAGGCAGCATTAGAAGACGTAAGCCATGCAAGTTGATGCACAAATCTTTGTTGAGGGTGACACTTTACAGGTAGAGTTACCTTTTGTACACCTAATCTATGACCTGCGTGAGGTGCAGACAAAGGCATATAAATACTTTGATGACCAATTTGAACACGCTCACAAGTTTTGTCGTAGTAATGACGAGAACATCATAGACTTTATGTACCTGAACTTTGACGAACGCTACGACATCCTACACGATTTAACCTACTACTACAAAGTAAAAGCTACTACAATAATCCAACTACAAGACAAATGAAAACATCTGAAAAAATCACCACACTAACTAAAGCCTTGTTTGAATTTCAAGGCAAAGTAACCAGCGTAAAGAAGAGCGCAACTAATCCCCATTTCAAAAAGAACTACGCTGACCTTTCAGCAATCTTAGAAGTCATTAACCCCATCATGCAGCAGTGCGGTTTGTTCGTCACGCAGCACCCACACGAAGACGTTTTGATCACAACTGTCTACCACGCAGAGAGTGGCGAGTTTATGCAAAGCGAGCAGGTGCTACGCATCAAAGACGCAAGCAATCCACAGGCTTACGGGTCTGCAATAACTTATGCTCGTCGTTATGCACTTGCCGGTATCTTTTGTTTAAATCAAGAAGATGACGATGCCAATTCTGCAACGGGTATAAAAGTTACCACGGCAAAAGAAACGCTACACCCGAAACACGCAATGTGGGATAAGGCAGTTGCTCACGTTACAAATGGGGGCAGCATCAAGGACATTGAGGCAAAGTACGTTATCAGCGAAGAGTACAAGGTAATGATTGAATCTGCAAAGTGACTAATATCTAAAGGATGGAAATTACAATAAAAAGTATGGTAGAACAACTTTGGGATAAACTTGAAGATAAATCTTGGGAGAATGCAAGTATGAAAAGAATTGAAATTTGCATTGATGTTAAAGAATATTTAGCATTAAAAAAGCAATTCAAAGAAATGCACCTAGAACAAATAACAAAGGCATATCAAGAAGGCTATTCACAAGGATATGCAAAATGTGAACAAGCAGAAGATTATTATTACGAACAAACATACGGAGGTAACAATTAACAATAAACAAAATATACTTATGATAAACGAAACAAAACAAAGCAGTATTGATTGGATATTTGAACAACTATTTATTAACCCAACTTTAAACTTGCGTGAAATAATAGAACAAGCCAAAGAAATGCAGAATAAAATAATGATGCAATGTTATTCAGATGGATTAGGCAATGGTATAGCAGTAGGAAGAGGAGAAATTTCATTTGAATCAGTTGCTGACGAAAAAGAATATTTAATTAAAATATACGGAGATAACAAATGAAAAAAACAAAGAGCAACAATGTCGCCAACTTGGCGAGTAGTTGGCGAGATTTAACAAAAATAAACTAATGGAAATTACAATAACACAAAACGAAGAGCAGTGGCAGCAAGCAAGGTTAAACCGCTTTACTGCATCAGTCATTCACAAATTAATGGGCAACTCACGCAGTGGTGGGTTGCTCAGTAAAACGGCAGAATCTTTTGTCTACGAGAAAGCAGCTGAACTATTAACCGGTCAATCAAAGGCAGTTTACGGAGATGCACTCACCTGGGGACTTGAACATGAAGCTGCAGCGTTTGAGGCGTTCTCTAAACACTTTTTTCAAGATTGGGCATACTACGGTGGTGAGACGTTTGTATTTATTCCTTACGGGCAGTATAGCGGCTATTCACCCGATGGAATGTCTTCAGATGCCATACTGGAAATCAAATGCCCGTACAACTCTGCCATCCATTTGAAGAACTTTGGTATCACCGATGCGGACTCTTTGTATGAAATGCACCCGGAATACTACTACCAAATGCAACTTGGTATGCTTGCGACCAAATTAGAGACCGGTTACTTTGTTTCGTATGATCCACGAATGCCTGAAGGTAAGCAGCTGCACATTGCAGAGATAGAACGCCACGATTTGCAGTATGAAATAGACGAAAAGTTGTCGGCTGCATGGGAACTGTTACAAACTATTTTGCACGCATAAAGAAAATAATTTTGTAATATAGAAAATATAACTATATTTGTGACATGATAGTAAGCAAAAGCGACAGAGTGCAATGCACAATTAACCCCGACCTTTATAGTGAGATTCACTTTGACGGGAAGCGTAGTGCATTTAGCATCTTTCACAGCACACCATACGGAGAGCTATTGACGTACAGTTCTCCGTATATGTTCAAGTGCGTTGATCACTTACTTGACTTTCTCATAATAAAACTAAAAACCTACAATATGAAATTTGACATCACTAACATCACAATGAGCCACCGTGCTACTGGCGGCTATCAAATTAAAGGCATCGTTAATGGAATTAGCGTTATTGCCAACACCAACGACTCAGAAGCGTATGATTGGTGGAACGACGAAACCGAACCGGAACTACACACACAAGCACTTTTGCATTGTGAGTGGAAATTAGAAGAGCAATATTTATCACTATAAAAAATACAATTATGAAACAAGAAAAATTTGAGCATTTAGCATCCTTATACCGCAAACTAGAAATAGATGAAGAGCGTTATAAATCTGTTTTTAATATTTCAGTAAGAACAAGTCATTATAATAATTTTTTAATCATTGCATCTAAGAAAGACAATGAAGATAAAAAACAAACTGTCATATCGGAGGAAATATTTGAAGCAATACTAAAAGAATTATTGCGCCATTTAGGTTCAAGAATAGAATCAATTAAAGAAGAAATAACTAAAGCACTATGAGTATGCCTATTATTATCGCCATCCCACTTGCGTTTATATTCTTTACAGGTGTGGTATTATACCATATAGTAAAAGAGTGGTGGGCATTTAAGCAGCAGCCACCACGCCAAGTGAACGAATCTGAGCGACCTGCAATCATCAAACCAAAACGATTTTATAAGGGCAAAGGATTATGAGCGCACTTAACAGAGTAGCAGATGCACTGCTAAAGTACCCAGGCACGAGAGACAATGACCGTATGCTTTGCGCTATGGTATGGAGAGACGAACTAATTGCAGACGGCAGAGATGTAAACGAGATGTATGCGCCGGATTTCTTTTTGGCATACCTGTACACTTTAACCGATGCAGCGACTATCACACGATGCAGAAGACAGTTGCAATTGACCAACCCCGAATTAAGAGGGGAGAGATGGTCAGAAAGTCAGAAAGAAGTTAACAAAGATTTAGGCTATGACGTGGAAGGCTCCTGATTTACAACTTAGGCATTGCAAAAAATGCGGAGTCCTAACCCCAAAGGAAGGCTTTTATCCACGAAACGATGGTTACTTTAATCTAATTTGTAAGGTGTGCATTAAGATACGAGAAAGAGCGCACCTTGATAAAATGAAAAAAAACCTACTTTGGAGATGGCAAAAAAGCGAAAACACAAAAGCTTACATACAAAGGAAAAAAGACTTGCAAAATACGAACTGATTACCTATATTTGTACTGTTAACAAGCCGAGTTGCGACGGTGATGTTTCAAAATATTTGCCCAGGTTAGTATAGGTGGTTCGCAACACTCCTATATTGATTTGGGCTTTTTTTATGGCTAAAGAAAAAAAATCATTTATCCTTTACGCTGATCAACAAGGCGTATTTAATCAACTACCAGACGAAATAGCAGGTAGACTAATCAAGCACATATTTGCTTATGTGAACGACGAACAACCGGTAACGGATGAACTAATTATTAACATCGCATTTGAGCCGATTAAACAAATGTTAAAACGTGATTTGTGCCGATGGAAAGAATATTTAGATAAGCAGTCGGTTAATGGCAAAAAGGGTGGTAGACCAAAGAAAGCCAACGAAAGCGAAATAACCCAAGCCTTTTCTGATAAACCCAAAAAAGCTGATAGTGTAAGTGTAAGTGTAAGTGTAAATGATAGTGTTAATGTAAAAAGAAATATATTTAAAGCACCCACCATTGAAGAATTGAAAATAGAGTTTCCTGCACTTGATGCAAATCGCTTTCACGACTTTTATACTTCCAAAGGTTGGAAGGTAGGAAGTCAGCAAATGAAAGATTGGAGAGCAGCTGCACGGAATTGGTTAAGCAGAGACAAAGTAACAGAAGCACCTAAACTAAAAAGAGCCACATTAAATGATTGACATAGAAATAAACGTACTTGGGCAAATGATGATTTACCCGACTACACACAACTACATTATGCGATTAAACCCATTGTGGTTTACTGACTACCGCAAAGAGGTCGTTGCAACAATGCAAGAGTTTTACCTTGACAACCAACCAATAAACTTAGCAAGCATCGGTATGAGATTTAAAGCGCACCTTAGAGATATTGCAGCATGGAGTAACCAAGTTACCACAAATATGTACATTGAGCAGGAAATACTACAGCTTGAGATGTCTTACAAGAAACACAACTTACAAACCAAAATTGCCTACTTGGATTACAATATAGATTTGTCTGACTTAATCACGAAAATTAACACTTTACTGATTGAGAATACAGTATACGTTAATGGGCAAAGCAAACCAATTGGAATGATAGCAGGAGAGGTCATTGATACTTTACAAGAGGCAATAAAAAGAGGAACTAACATCACCGGAATACCAACCGGATGGCGATACCTTGATAAGTACTTAGGCGGTTACAACAAAGGGAACATGATTGTAATTGCCGGTAGACCAGGAAGCGGTAAAACTGCCATCGCTTTATCGTTAGCACTTGACTGTTGTAACCATGCAAAGGTCTTATTTATATCTTTGGAGATGAGCAAAGAGGAACTTGCAAAGCGTTACCTATCCTACATTTGCGATCTTGAGAATTACAAAATCAGAAGCGCCAAAGTAACACAGGTAGAATTAGATGCGGTTACAACTAAACTTTACGATTTAGATTTTAACTTTTTTATTGATGACAGCAGCAACTCTGACATTAACGAGGTAGTCGGAAAAATTAAACTGCACAAAGCAAAGCACGGGCTTGACATTGTTTACATTGACTATATGCAGCTAATCAAGTCGCACCAAAAAGTAAGGGAGCAGGAGATAGCGCACATTTCACGAACTTTGAAAATGCTTGCAAAGGAGTTAAACATAACAATTGTAGCACTTGCGCAGTTGTCAAGGGAGACCGAAAAACGCAGCGATAAGAAACCGATGCTTTCAGATTTACGAGAGAGCGGTCAGATCGAGCAGGATGCAGATATAGTTTTATTTCCGTTTCGACCTGCATACTATGCCGATGAAAAACCCGACATTGAAATGGATGCTGAATTGATTATAGGCAAGAACCGACACGGACAATGTGTAAGTATACCTATGAGTTTTGAAGGAGCTTATACACGATATAAAGAACTACTATGAACTACGAAGTAAAAAGCATAGACTATCAAGATTGCAAAGAGTGGTTTTTGAAAAAGCATTATGCTCATAGAATACCACCGATTGAGTTTTGTTTTGGGTTGTACGATGAAAGCAACCTTATAGGTGTTTGTAGTTATGGAACGCCCGTGAGTAGCGTTCTAAGAGATTTGTTTCCTTCTTATAAATTGTACGAGTTAAATCGTTTAGTTGTTGTTGAAGGTTTGCCTAAAAATACATTATCCTATTTTGTTTCTAAAACGATCAATTTAATACCTAAACCTTCAGTTTTAGTGTCATACGCAGACACATCTCAAAACCATAACGGATATATTTATCAAGCGACAAATTGGATCTATACGGGTTTGTCGGCTAAATTTATGGATTATATGATTAAAGGTATGGAACACCTACATGGTGCAAGTGTTTTTGATTTATCAAGAGGTCAAGACAATAGAGTTGAATGGCTGCGTAAAACTTACGGAGACAAACTATATATGAAAGAACGTGCAAGGAAACATAGATATTTTTATTTTGTCGGTGATAAACGAGACAAAAAGAAAATGATGAAAGAATTGCCATACGAAATACAATCATATCCCAAAGGAGAAAATAAACGATATGATGCAAGCTACCAAACAACCACACAAATAAAACTATTATAACCAACCTACCGCAAATTGCGACAACTTATGAAAGACTACACATACGATTACATGACCCTTAAGGCACGGCACGAAAGAATGAAAAACGTGCATGATGCTAAAATAAAAAAGCTACAACTTGAGATTGATATGCTACGAGGCAAAATCATTACGCCAATGGTCATACCTAAATTTGATTTAGAACTTGGTGAGGTGCTTCAGATCGTAAGTGAGATAACCCAAGTGTTTCAAGATGACATAATCAGCCACAAGCGCAACAGAGAGATGGTAACGGCAAGAGCGTTGTTCTGCTACATCTGCCGAGTTAAGATGAAGAAGCCTTTCAAGTACATTGGTAGGTTTATTAATCGTGACCATAGCACAGTCATCCACCTGGTAAGCAACTATGACAATTATCTGAACATGAAATACAAAGCTGAAACCATCTACTTTAATGCCGCAATCGATAGATTTAACAGTGCGCAGGGGTAAAGAGTTTTTGTCTATCGTACTTGAGACCGACATTGAAGTAATCTACTACGCAAAGAAATATATTAAACAAGGATGGGAAGTTTACAGCATAGACAAAGGCGCAAAAATAAAAATCACCTATGAACATAATTAACTTTAGCGGAGGCAGAACATCCGCATATTTGACGAACCGATTAAAGGACGATGGTGGCGATTATATAGTCACCTTTCAAAACACAGGCAAAGAATTACCTCAGACACTTGACTTTGTCAATGAGTGTGACAAGCGTTGGAATTTAGATATAGTTTGGTTAGAA